TAGCTCTTGGCATGACTTTTGCAAAGGGGAGGAGGGTAGGGGAAGGCGTAAAAATATGGTTAAGATAAACGGCGCGGATTAATTACAGCGCGGGACTGTACAATTAATAATTAAGCTTACCGATTCCGTAAATATTGGCACGCCTTTTGCATAGGTTTAGGGTTTTAGTTTTACTGGTAAAATCTATCCTAAATTATGCATCTATTTATTTTCACCCCACCCCAAAAAAATCCCCACGCGTCGCGTAATAGAAGATTGATACTAATAGATAATTTCAAAATAAAAAGGTTTATAATCAAAATTAAAAAAGTATAAAATTTAACTAATTTCCATATATAGAGCATAAAAAAAAGAGGCATTCCTGAGAACACCCCCCTTATAAATATATCGAGATTAGTAAAAAATTATAATATAAAAAAATGTAGGGTGTATACTCATAAAGGTGTAAAACACTAGACTACATCCCCTGTATTTTATAATCTTCTATAACTTTATTTGAGTAGGTGAAAGGATTAAGGGGAGATGGGTAGTATTTTACTATTACCACACAATGATTTCTAAATTATCTGACTATAAAATTACTTTAATTTCTATGCTGCCTTATTTAAAACACATCGCATCTGTTACAGTCTGTTACAGTCTATTAATAATGTATATACAATGTTAGTTATTATTATTAATAACTCTAACATATAATATACAGTTATATATAATATATATACTATATATACTTCCCCCTCTTGTAAAGAGGATCGTAGCATACTCCATAAAGGTTCACAATAAGTGAATGTGAATAAAATAAAAATAAATTTCTTGTCTCCTCTTTCTGAATGGTCTACTCTTGTAAGAGTCCGGTTTATGTCTTAATAAATAAGGGTGATCAAATTTAAAAATGAAAAATAGCACTGAAGATTTACAAGATGAACTGGACTCATATGATGTTGAAAACTCTTTAAGAGGTGTCGCAGCTTGTGCTAACTTAAAAGATTTAAATTCTTATAATGATATTATAAATCGTAAACATAATATCAGTACGATAGCATCAGCTAAATTAATTTCAAATACAATATCTGAACTACAGTCTTTTGTAGCATTCACTAATGTGATGTCTCGTCCTACACATGTAGGTGAAATGCTACGTACAACTTACATAGAGTCTTTAGAGTCTTTAAACTTACTTAGAGATATTTTAATTACTATGTATGAAGACGATGAAGGTTATGAAGATATCATTATAAAATAATTATGGAAAAAGTAAATAATACTGAGTGTCTTAATCCTGCAGAGGATATTAAAAATTATTCTAATTTAAAAAATGCTCTTACAGAGTATGTATATCATAGGTCAAATCAAGACTTCTTAACTTTTGTAAGAAAAGAAGCTCCTAAAATTGTACCTGACTTTAAGATGGGAAGGCACATACAGGTTCTTTGTCATAAACTACAGCAAGTAGTGGATGGTAAATGTAATCGATTGATGGTCTTCCTTCCTCCTAGAAGTTCAAAATCAGTGATATGTTCTAAACTCTTCCCAGCTTGGTACATTGGTCGTAATCCTTCACATGAGATTATGTCAGTGTCCCATAGTGATCAACTAGCTTCTGACTTTGGTCGATCAGTACGGGATATTGTTAACTCAGAAGATTACAGTAAAATATTTAACGGTATACGATTACGATCTGATGTTAAGGCTGCAGGTAAATGGAAAACAAATAAAAGCGGTTCTTATTATGCAGCTGGTGTAAGATCACAGATTGCAGGTAGAGGTGCACACGTTGCTCTTTTAGATGACGTGATGTCAGAAGAAGATGCAATTAGTGAAACAGGTAGAAGGTATATTAAAGAATGGTATCCTAGTGGTCTAAGAACTCGTGTAATGCCTGACGGTGCAATTATTATTATTAATACACGTTATCACTTTGATGACATATGTGGTTGGCTCTTAAAACAAGAGCAAGAATTAGAAATGGATAATACTTGGGATGTTATTCGTATCCCTGCATGGTTAGATGAAGAATCAGCAACTCTTTTAAATTTACCTATAGGTACTTCTTATTTCCCAGAGTGGAAACCAGATAGAGTTTTAAGAATTGATGAACAAGAAATTAAAGCATCTAATGGTAGTAGATACTGGAATGCTTTGTATATGCAAGACCCTCAACCTGATGAAGGCGGGATTGTAAAAAAGAGTTGGTTTAAAAGATGGGAGTATGAAGAACCTCCGAATTGTGATTTTATCATACAAACTTATGATACGGCTTTTAGTACTAAATCAACTGCTGATAATAGTGTAATTCAAACGTGGGGTATTTTTACCACTCTAGATACAAATGCTATGGGCTATGAAGAACCTACAGGTAACTTAATTTTATTATCTAATGTATACGGAAGATATGAGTACCCTGATCTTCGTAGGTTAGCTCAAGAAATGTATGAAGAGTATAAACCTGACGTATGTGTAGTTGAGAAAAAAGCAAGTGGACAATCTCTTATTCAAGATATGAGAAGGTCACGTATACCTCTTTTAGAATACATGCCAGATAGAGATAAAGTATCACGGGTATACGCAGCCTCGCCTTATCTAGAAGCAGGTAAAGTATGGATACCTGAAACTGAATGGGCTGATGCCTTATTTAATGAATCAATTCAATTTCCTAATGCAGCACACGATGATATGGTTGACTGTATGACAATGGCAATTATTTATATGAGAGATAGTTGGAATCTTATACATCCTGATGATATTGCAAATGATGATTACGATGAAGGTGACTATAAAAAACCAAGAAGAGCTTATTGGCGTGTTTAAGTTATAAATAAAGAACTTATTTAAGTTTGCCTATTGTAATAAATATCTCTATACTTAAATTAAATTAATCCATATTTATTTATTTATATTTCGAGTAGGAGAATACCATTGGCTACAGAGCGAAACCCTTTTGAAAAAACTATGGACAATCCGGTAGCTGAAAATAATGTAGTTGCATTATCTACAGATGAGGAAAGTTCTGAAGCTAAATTCGAGTATAATTCTGATGACGGAAGTGTTATTGTTGATTTCTCAACTGAACTGGGAGATAATCCTTCAATCAGCTACAGTGATCCTGAAGGTTTTTATAAAAATCTAGTATCTGATCTTGATGAAGATGATTTAGAAGATGTTTCAAACCAAGTAATTAATTCATATGAAGCTGATTTAGAATCTCGCGCTGAGTGGGAAGATATGTTTTCAAGTGGATTAGATTTACTAGGTCTTAAACTAGAAGAAACTAATGAACCTTTTGAAGGAGCATGTACTGCAGTTCATCCACTTCTAATTGAATCAGCAGTTTCTTTCCAATCAAAAGCAAGTTCTGAATTATTTCCTGCTGGTGGTCCAGTTAAAGCTCAAGTAATGGGTAAAGCTACACCTGAAAAGCAAGACCAAGCTAATCGTGTTCAAGAGTATATGAACTATCAGCTTACAGAGTTAATGCCTGAGTACTTTGATGAATTAGAAAGAATGCTTTTTCATCTTCCCTTATTTGGTTCATCATTTAAAAAGATGTACTACGATACTGGTTTAGATCGTCCTGTAAGTGAATTTGTTCCTATTGATCAATTTGTAGTGTCTAACTTCGCAGTTAACTTACGTAGTGCAGATCGGTATACTCAAGTCTTATATCGTAGCCCAATTCAACTTGAACGTGAAATTGCAGGGGGAATGTATGAGGCTTCAGATCAACTTTTAGAAAATCCTGAACTTCCTAATCTTTCTGCTCTTCGTACTAAGATGAACTCAGTTACAGGTGTATCACCTTCCAGTACAGATTTTGATGGTCAGTACACCTTACTTGAACAACATTGTTATTTAGATATAGAAAGCTTAGAAGATGAAACTGAATTAACTCTTCCTTACATTGTAACTATTGATCAAGATAGTAGAGCAGTTCTTTCAATTCGTCGTAACTATGATCCTGATGATCCACAAAGAAAGAAAAAACTTTTCTTTACTCATTATCGTTTTGTACCTGCTTTAGGTTTCTATGGCATAGGTTACATTCATATGCTAGGTAACTTAACTGCATCTGCAACATCAGCACTTCGCAGTCTCCTTGATGCAGGACAGTTTGCTAATCTACCTGCTGGTTTTCGTGCTAAAGGTGTACGTATCACAGGTGAGAATGATCCTATTGCTCCAGGTGAATTTAAAGAAGTTGAAGCTACAGGTATGGACCTTAGTAAATCTATTGTTCCTTTGCCTTATAAAGAACCTTCCCAAACTCTTTATCAAATGCTTAACTTTGTTACAGCAGCTGGTCAAAAGTTTGCAGATAATACAGAACAAGTTATAAATGATAGTGCTGGATATGGTCCAGTAGGAACTACAATGGCACTTTTGGAAGCGTCCAGTAAGTTCTTTTCTGCAGTCCATAAACGTCTACATCATGCACAGCGTGAGGAATTAAAAATTCTAGCTCGTATTAATTACGAGTCAATGCCTAAGAATTATCCGTTTACAATGGCTGGTGATGAGATGCAAATCTTACGCACTGACTTTGATGGCAGAATTGATATTATTCCTGTATCTGATCCTAATGTTCCATCTTCAGCGCATCGTATGATGATGGCTCAGATGGCTTTACAGATGGCTCAACAAGCTCCACCTGGAATGTACAATACAGAAGAGTTACATCGTACAATTCTTAAAGCTGCCCATATTCCAAATTTAGATTTAATTATTCCTACTAAACCACAGCCGCAACCTCTTGATCCTGTTTCTGATATTTTAGCTGCATCTAAAGGCATGGCTATTCGTGCATTTTCAGGACAGGACCATGAAGCGCATGTAAAAGTTAAAATGGCTTATATGCAAGACCCTGAAAATGGTGCTAATCCAATTATGCAACGGATTGTCCCTATCTTAGCTGCAAATATACAAGAGCATTCAGTTATGAAGTATCAAGAGCAAATGAATGGTGTAACTCAGCAGATGATTCAAGGCCAGGAGAACGTCTCTCCGCAGGTTATAGAGCAAGCTATGACACAAGCTGCCCAACAGGTTCTTGTCGCTAATCAGCAAGCCGCTAAGAAGCCTCCTACTCCTGAAGAACAGATGGTAATGATGGAAGGAAGGAGACTTGATCTTGAAGAGCGTAAGCTACAAGCTCAGATGGCTAAAGAAAGTACTCAGAGTATGCTTAAAGATCGTCAACTTCAGTCTCAAATGGCTAAAGAAAATGCTGAAAGTATGCTTAAAAATCGTGAACTTGATATTAAAGAACGTGAAGTTGCTTTGGAAGCCTACATTGAAGGTGCAACTGGTTTAATGAAGATAGATGAAAATGATAAAGATCGTCAACTTAAACAAACTCAAGACGCACTTAAAATGCTAAGTGATCTTGCAAAACAAGATAAAACTATAAATTTACAAAAAGGAATGGCAGTCTTTAAAAAAATAGAAAACGATTTAAAACAAAATAAAGAAATTAATCTGCAAAAAGGAATGGCAGTTTTTAATACAGTAAACGATGAGATGAAAGATGCTCGTAAACTTATAATGACTAACCCTAAAGGAGAGTAACAATGGATTATAAATCAAGCGGAAATAGCTATGGGGATACATCTAAAATCCCTATGGATAAATTTTCAGTTCGTGCTAATAAAGGTGTTCTAAATAATTTTGATAAATCTTCATATGAAGTTCCAGCACCTAGAACTGTAAAAGGTATTTCTTCTAAGTAAGGAATAAAAACTTTGATATTAACAACTGACATCCGAAGAGGTGTTGAAGAAAAAATTAAAGATGTAAAAAATTCTCTTGCATCAGGATCAGCTTCAGATTATTCTGAATATCGGTACATCGTAGGATATCTACAAGGTCTTTCTGACGGTGCTGATATCTCTGTTGAGATATTAAATCGACGTTTAAAAATTGATAACGATGAAGAGGATTTTAAATAAAAAAATGCAACATCAACCAATGAGTAAAGCTTTAAAAAATGATGAATGGATTGACGATAAAGAAGTAGCTGATCCTGATACTCTTCCTAACTTAACTGGATTTCATGTCTTAGTTAGACCTGTTTCAGTTAAACGGCAAACTAAAGGTGGGATTATCTTACCTGACTCAACTCGTGAGGATATAGCATACCTTACAACAGTAGGTAGAGTTATTGCTTTAGGTGATTTAGCTTATGAAGATAAAACTAAGTTTCCTAAAGGTCCGTGGTGTAAAGTAGGAGACTACGTTAGCTACGGTAAACATTCAGGAGTAAAATTACGCTATAAAGGTGTAAGACTTCTTCTTATCTTTGATGATCAAGTTATTATGACTATCAATGATCCTACTGATTTAGATACTTCTTATAATTTATCCAGTGGTGGATAATATTAATTATAATTTGTATATTTTTAAAATACACTGTATTTTATAATATAGTGGCGTAACCGACCATTTCGCAATGGCGTACAGGAGAAACTAAATGGCTGAAGAAGCTGTTAATTACGAAGTTGAAGATAATGAAAACTGGGGTGAAATAAAACCAGGAGAAGAACAACCTAAAGAAGTTGTAGAATATGAAATTGAGGATGAAGAAAAACCTAGTGAACAATCTTTATCTGATGAAACTGAAGTAGTAGAAGAAAAACCCTTAGAAAGTCAACCTTCTGAATTAAAAGGAGTTGAGACTAAAGGTGCACAAAAACGTATTAGACAATTAATTAAGCAACGTAAAGATCGTGAAGATCGTATCGGAGAACTTGAAGCAAGAGTCAGTGATTACGAAAATAAGCTTAAACAAAAAGATAATGAAATTGTCAGTACCTATAAAAAGAATTTAGACTCTAATGAATCCCAAGTTAATAACCAAATCATCCTTGCTGAAAGTGCATATAAAAAAGCTTTAGAAGCTGGAGAAGCTGATGAAATTGTTGCTGCACAGCGACATTTAAATAGAGCAGAATTACAACTTGATAATGTATCAAAAGCTAAAAATGCTTATGAAGATTATGAAGTTACTGCTCAACAACAAGGTCAGCAACAACCAGTTCAGCAGCAGCAAGTTCAGCAACAGCCTACTTCCCCTAATCCTGCAAATTATGATCCAAAAGCAGTACAGTGGGCAACTGAAAATAACTGGTTTGGTCAAGATCAAATTATGACAGCCGCTGCAATCGCAATTGATGAGCAGCTTAAAGGCGAGGGATTTGATCCAACTGACGATGAGTTTTATGAAGAAATTGATATGAGACTTCAACAGTCTTTTCCTGCTAAATTTAAACAGGAAAAAACTCCAGAAGAACCTAGTCAAGATGCGGAAATGAAGGAACCGGAACAACCTTCTCAAGTAGTAAGCGGAGCATCACGCACTGTCGCTAACCCTAAGACAAGTAGATCAAATAATAAAGTTAAGCTAACGCGAGACGATATTGAGATGGCTAATCGATGGGGTATTCCACTTGAACGGTATGCTGAACAAAAGCTAGTTGCTAATAAAGCAGAAGGCGAGTATACCACAATTATTACATCTAAGCGTGGAGGCTAAAATAATTATGACACGTAATACAAATAAAGCACGTAGTGAGACAATTCGAGAAACTGAACAGCGTTCCCATGAAGAGTATACCTTTGAGGAACCAGACTATCTTGCAATTCCAGACGTAGTTAAAGATCGTTTTGCTGATGAAGGAATGATACTTCGATGGATTCGTATTGAAATCCGTGGTAAAGAAGACATTCAGAATGTAGGAAAACGGTTACAAGATGGATGGGTGTTTGTAACACCTGAAGAAGTTTCTGAAATAGCTCATAATTCTCTCGTTCGGGAAGAAGGCCGTTATACTGGTGTGGTCTGTCGTGGAGACTTAGCACTAGTTAAAATGCCAGCTGGTAAGGCAGAGGCCAGAAAAAGGTTCTATGAAGATCGTAGTCGTGAAATGATGGATGCGGTTAATTCGCAGCTTGAAAATAACAATGATTCTCGTATGCCTATTTCAAACTCAAGTAAATCATCGGTTGTTCAAGGAAGAATGCCTAATTTTCAAAAATAAAAGTAATCTAACTGAATAACTATTTGTCATGGTAATTTTAAATTAAAGGAGAACACATATGGCTTTAACAAAAGCTCTTGATGGTTTCCGTCCTTCACGTCAAAAAGGTTCCGCTCCAAATTCAACGGGCGTTAGTGAGTATACTATCGCTTCAGCATATGCAGCAAACATTTTTAACGGTGACGTTGTAACCATTGCCGCAGGTAAGGTCCAAGTTGTAACAACTGTAGGACTAGCCAACGATATTCCACTCGGTGTTTTTGCAGGATGTAATTACGTCCAAAACGGTTCGCCCGTTTATGCAAAATATTGGCCTTCTGGTACATCTGCTTCTGACATTGTAGCATTTGTAAATGATGACCAAAATACCACTTTCATTGTTCAAGCTGACGCTGCTGTTACTGCAGGTGATGTTTATTCAACCACCTTTAACACAACTCTAGGTGCAGGTTCAACATACACAGGTCAATCGGGTCATGGTCTAAAAGCCGCTACTCGTGGTGATGATGGACAAATGACTGTACTAGGGGCGTTTAAAGAACCTGGAAATGCTCTAGGGGATACAAACCCACGAGTCGAAATCATCTGGAAACAGCACATGAACGCTTACCCAACCGTCGGAATTTCCGCAGGTTAATGAAAGGGAGATAAACAAATGGCTATTAATCGCAGTAGTATTGCAAAACAACTTCTTCCTGGTCTGAATGAAATTTTCGGAATTGAGTATGGTGAAGTTAACGATGAACACACACCACTATACGAAGTAGAAAATTCAGATCGTGCTTTTGAAGAAGAAGTACTATTCACAGGATTTGGCTCCGCACCTACTAAATCAGAAGGTGCAGCAGTTCAGTATGATAACGCACAAGAGGGATACACAGCCCGTTACACGATGGAAACTGTAGCTCTTGCGTTTGCTATCACTGAAGAAGCTATGGAAGATAATCTATACGATACTTTCTCTAAAGTACGTGCTAAAGGTCTAGCTCGTGCTATGGCTAACACTAAACAAGTTAAAGCTGCTGACGTATTTAACAATGCGTTTTCAACCAGCTATAACGGTGGGGATGGTCAGCCTCTAATATCGGCTTCTCATCCAACAGTAGGTAACGGTAATCAATCTAACACTATCGGAGCAACTGATCTTTCAGAAGCTGCTCTTGAAACTGCAACGATTGCTATTACAAAAATTAAGGATGATCGTGGTATTCTTGTGGGTGCTTCCACAAAATCACTACATATTCCTTCTGATCTAATTTATACGGCAGATCAGATTCTAAACAGCCCTGGCACGACAACTGCTGGTGGTTCAGCCGCATTTGCTCAGAACAACATTAATGCAATTCGCAATCAATCTGTTGTTTCTGATGGCTTCTACGTTAATCGCCGTCTTACGGACGGTAACGCATGGTTCCTAAAGACTGATGTTCCTAACGGTACGAAGATGTTCGTTCGCGTTCCTCTTCAAACTAAAATGGAGCCTGATTTCGATACAGGTAACATGCGCTTCAAATCTCGTGAGCGTTACGCTTTCGGTTGGAGTGATTGGCGGCAATGGCGCGGTGCTTCCGGTTCTAGTTAAACCTGAAGTTAAATTTCTAAAGTTTAGGGGGTTTCTGAAAAGAAGCCCCTTTTTCTTTTGTTTGTGTATATCTCTTTAGGATACTATAATTAATTTTAACGATGCGGTATAATTTTAATGCACTAAAGGAGATATAATTGTGACAACAAATATTCGTTCAGCTTTTCTTGTAGGAAGCGGTGTACTGCTAGATATTACTACAAGTGTAACTGTTGCTGATACTCGTATACGCTCTATTCATTCAACTGGTTCAGGAATATATATTATGGATGGAACCTCAACAACAGCGTTGAATAGTAAAGCAGGAAATATTATTAAATGGGATGTATGTGGAACTACATATCTTGATTGGCCCGATTTTGGTATTCGTGTTAACGGTCTTGTTTCTGTAACTGCTCCTACAAGTACAGCAACTCTTACCGTATTCTACGGATAAAATATAAATGACTGATTATACCTATCTAGTTAATGATATTATCAATGCTTGTGAGAATGATGGAACTGAGTTTATAGCTTACGTCCCTAATATGGTTAATCGTTCTGAAGAAAGGTTAACACGGGATTTAGATGACTATGGTTTAGTTGTTCAAACATCAATTGCAGTTTCTTCAGGTAATTCAGAAGTAACTCTTCCTGCTGGTACACGCATCGTAAAGAATTTTAATATTATTAATAATGGGTCTAAAATTAATCTATTATTAAAAACTGATGAATATCTAAATGCAGTGTGGCCTATTAGTGCCTCAACAGAAACTCCAAGGTATTACTCACGAGTAACTGATACTCGTATACGTCTTGCACCTACTCCTGCATCAACATCAGATGGTATACTTATGACTGTTGCTCGACCTACTACGCTTACATCTGCTAGTAACACAAATTATTTTACAGAAATATGTTATGATGCTTTGTTTAATGCAGCAATGGTTGAAGCAATGGTATTTACTAAAAATTATACGGCAGTACAGTTGTTTGAACAAAGGTACACTCAAGCTATCGAAACACTACGTAATCAAGCTCGTCGTACTCGTAGAGATGATATGGCTGCCCCTGCATCACCAGCAGGTGGCGACAATACAATAATTGCATATTCTAATTAA